AAGAACAATTCCGCCGATGCGAGCCTTTTGGTATTCGGCGGCGATTCGGTTGATATAGGAATTTTAGGCGGCGCTACCGAGCAGTTGACGATCCCGCCCGGCGGTCATTTATTATGGGTTGATCCTTCGGCGGCCGGTCTGGATCTGACAACGAATAAGAACCTTTACCTCGAGCACGATGGTACGGGGACCAGTTCGATGGACGTTGATGTGATCGCGATGGGACTGGATTAGCCGGAGGCTAATCAGTTTTGAGTTTTTAGCGTTTAATTTTTAGTTAACTCAAAATTAAAAACTCATAATTCAAAACTATTTTTCCATAGGAAAAATAATGGCTGAGGATGTACGTAGAATAGTGGCCGAATTTACCGCCCGCAACAAGGCGGCCGGCGAGATTGCCGCATACAATCGTTCGCTTAATACGACAAGGCAAACCGTAATGCGTCTTGGTCAAAGTATGCTTCAAATGGCGGGCGTTGGCGGGGGAATGTATGCTGTTAAGGCCCTAATGACAAGCTCAGTCCATGAATTCGCATCGTACGAAGAGGGTTTAGCCAAGATATCAACGATGCTCAAAGATCATTCGATGAAATATCTGCCGGAGTACGATAAGAAGATTCGACAGATGGCGAAGACTTATGGTGAGTCGAAAGAATCGATGGTCGCTGCAACTTATCAAATCCTCAGTGGTCAAATTGCTGCTTCAAAGGCTATGGGGGTTTTGGAACAATCAGTCAGATCGGCCAAGGGTGGTTTCACTGACGCAGGCACTACTACTATGGCCACGATTAGAATATTGAATGCCTATTCAATGGAAGCGGAAGAGGCTGCCAGAGTTAATAATGTTCTTCACGCCACGGTTCAACAAGGTCTTATGGATTATAATGAGCTTGCAACGCACATCGGTGATGTAATAGGTACGGCTGCTGCTCTTGATGTTGAATTAGAAGCTGTTACGGCGACTCTCGCGACTATGACACGAACAACACTTCCGCTTGATAAATCAGTTGTAGCATTAAGAAATATCCTCGATAAATTCAAATATATAGATCCATTTTCCGAACAGGAAAAAATAGCGAATGAGCTTGGATTTTCATTTCAAAATACTTCAATTAAAGGTGCTGGTCTTATAGAAGTATTTGAAAAAATGCAAAAAGCCAATGCCCGTCAGCTTGATATATTGATGCCAAGTATTCGCGGTTTTGCTGGTTTTTCCCAATCGTTAAAACATGCCGGTGATGTTCATAGGGATTATAATATTGCGAAGAACGAAACAACACTGGCCGAGAAGAATTTAGCCAAAGCCATGAATACAACGCAGACCCAGCTCGATATAACAAGTCAATACTGGAAAGAATTCAAAACAATAATAGGCGAGAATGTGGCAGAGCCATTAAATATTGTACTGCCTTTACTGAATGAATTAATTGATTCTTTGGATAAAATCCCTAATTTATTGGGTGCGTTAAAGGCAGCAAATTGGGGCGTTGAGAAATTAAATAAAAGAGGAGTTGATTTTATAATTACGGATTATCTGCCCCAGCTTTGGGCGGTAAGAAAAGCAGTTGAGGGAATCAACAAAGAATTGAATAAGACCGCCGAGATTCCCGGCGTTACAACAATGAACGAGGCGGAAAAACGTATATTGGAGGCATTTAATAATTACCAGAAACCGGAAAAAGAATTGCCCGGTACCGAAGGTGCGGCGGCACAAATTGAGGCGGCCAAAAAACAGATTGCTGATGCTCAAAAATTAATAGAAACAACCCGCAAATCATTAATTACCCGGCTAACATTAACAGCTAAATTTTATGAGGATATGGGTGACTATGGTAAGGATTATTTAAAACTTCGCGAAAGGCTTCTCGACCAGCAGGTCGCCCAGTATAAAGAGACAATCAATGATGAGGTCTTACTCGGTCGATGGAAAGAATCGGAGCTTGAAAAAATAGAAAAAGATATTACTGAAATCCACAGGCAGGAGACAATCAAGAGGCTTAAAGAATCCGATAAAATTAAAGATGGATTCAAGGCTGCTTATATGGAGGAAGGCTTTCAGTTAAAGACATGGGGTGATATCGGTTATGATGTTGCTTATGCACTCCGCGATTCGATAGCGGGATCGCTTAGAGATATAATAATGGAGTCTAAAAACGCGACCGAAGCGATGAAAGGTTTCGGTCTTTCAATTGCAGATGCAATTGTCCAGATAATGGCAATGGAAGCTGCAAAGCGATTAGTCTCCGGCGCTGGAAATTTATTTGGTATTGAACTTGCCGCCGGTAAGCACGGCGGCGGAATGGGTTACGAGCGGCCGTCTTTTGTTGAGGCTGTTCCTGCTTCTGTTCTTGCCCGGGCGCCCAGCTTACATACCGGCACAGACGAATATTATGCGAAGCTCAAATATAACGAGGGAGTTTTTACACCCGGTCAGATGAAGAATCTCGGCCCGGCCGGTGGCAATGTCAGTGTTAATGTCAATGTCATTAATAACAGCAGTCAGCCGGTTAATGCTAAGCAGGAAAAAACAAGTTTCGATGGCAAGGGTTATACGATTGCCGTGGTTCTGGAAGATTTAAGGCAGAACGGACCGATTCGAAAATCAATGAGAAGAGGAAGATAATGGCAAAGCCGTTTCCGACATTCGATTTGAGCAGAAGCCCGGTTGTCGATAACTGGACAGAAGGCCGGGCCGTGGACCCGACTATACGCGGCGATTATTCTTCCGGTGCCATGTTCTCTCGAGCGAGATTTACCGGCCCGATTCTAAAGACAAGAAGAATAACATATCAAGGTCTGACCTATGCCGACAAGGAAATTCTGGCCGACTTCGAGGACGATGTAAAAATCGGCTCAGCGGCCTTCGAATGGCGAAATCCGATTACGAAAGAAGACTGGGAAATGAGACTGAATGCTCCGATGGATATAGGGCTGATGTCAAATACCAACGAGTATTATTACGCACATATTGAAATGTACGGCAAGGAGATTCAAAAAATGAGACAGGCAATTATACGTATTGAAGATTTGGCGGCGGGAGCGGATATTGCCGATCGACCGATATTCGTCAATCCCAAGGCTGTAACAATCGAATCTATAGGCATTTTGACCGAAGGAGCACCGGCTGGTATTGATGATGATAATACAGCCGTTCTGCTGATAGAAGATGATGCATCCAATGCTGTTATAACCAAAACTTACAATACGGCAACACAGCCGCCTTCGAGTGATTATGAGGACTTGGGCAATCTTGATAATACATCACTGAATGCCGGAGAACATTTATTGTTTTCTCTGACTCAGGGTGCTGCGGCCAATATGCCGGCCTTTTCAATTATTATAGAATATTATTATACGGATTAAAAAAATGCCATTCGATTTACCTGCTGATATAAACAAAAAGAAAAATAAGCTTGCAACCGGTTCTGCCTGGCTGTGGCTGCTGGATATTGATATAGATGGAGTAAGCGATATACTTAGATTAGTTAATAATAATGAAAATATCATTTATGATGGCAATACATATATAAAATGTAACTTTGAGCTGGGTGAATGGAATCTGACCGAATCCGGCCGGCTGCCGAACCGAACTATCAATATCACCAATGCCGATCTCATTAAATTTTTGTTGCCTTATATCGAGGATTATGACGGGATTATCGGGTCAACTGTAACTGTCACACCAGTCAATTCGGATCATCTCGAACTGGATATGTCCTCGAAGGCCCAGGAATATATCGTTTTACAGTCTTCGCCGGGCGAGGACTGGATATCGTTTGTCTTGGGCGCACCTAATCCTTTGAATCAGCGTTTTCCTTTGAGCAGATATTTCGGGCTTCACTGTCGTTTCGTCGGCCATTTTAAGGGCGTCGAATGCGGCTATGCCGGTGAAGATGCGACCTGCAAAGGTACTCTTGCTGATTGTATTGAAAAAGGAAACGAAACGCGGTTCGGCGGTCAGCCGGCATTGAGGTCAAAAACTGTGAGATTCGCATGATTAAATTAAGTGATCTAATTGGTAAGCCTTATAAAGACGGAGGTCGCGGACCGGATTATTACGACTGCTGGGGTTTATGTATGGAAGTCGCCCGGCGGGCGGGGATAGAATTGCCCGAATTTAATGTGGCTATCGATAATGAGCTGCGCGGCCGGTTAATTAACGAGCAGAAAAAGGCGGGTTTTCACAGGTTGAATAAACCGGTATCTTGGTCGCTGGTCTTATTTCGTATCTGGGATGATCATAATAATACTTTGTGGCATGTCGGTATTGTCCTCGAAAATTGCAGGCAATTCATTCATATAACAGGCAATTCTTTTGTATGTATTACTGATTTAAAAAGAGGATTTTGGGATATCCATCTGGAGGGTTTCTACAAATATGCAGCCGATTAAACTGATAATAGTAACTAATCCTTTGGAACCATCAAAGGACAGGGAAATTCTTGAGATTGAATTTAACAATCAAGATATTTCTGAAATAATTGACCAATATGCTGCTGGATTAAATGAATTAATAATATTTATCAATCAGAAATGTATTGAGGTTAAATCAAAGCACGAATATAGATATCAGATCGAACAGGGTGATGAAATTATATTTGTACCCGCCACAAGGGATATTGTCAGTGGTATCTACGCTGTTGCATCATGGGTCGCTACTACACTTGGTTATCAATCCGTCAGTGCCATGATCTGGTCGGCCGCCATTAGCGCTGGTATTTCAATCGGGGTTGCCTATCTGATTAAGGCAATCGGACCATCAATGCCGGAATCGGAATTTGCCGTTCCGTCCCAGACTTATTCATGGAATCCTCAAACTTTGCAGCAGCAGGGTCTTGCGGTGCCGCGGGCATACGGTGAGAATAAACTTTACGGCAATATAATTTCTGCATGGACTGAGCCGGACAATGATAACGATGGTCGAAGTGAGATACTTTATATGCTGCTGGGACTTGGAACAGGACCCGTCGAGGGAATTATAGAGGGAAGTATCCAGATAAATGATCAGAGAATAGATAATTTTAATTATCTTGATATTTATGAAAGAAGAGGATTAATTAGTCAGGAAGTCATTTTTTCCGAATGCAAACTTCAATACAATCCGCAATGGACGGTGACACATAACGGCGGAGCCCTGATATGGACAACGCCTGACAATGATTTCGATAAGCTTGAGATAACACTCGGTCGGTCCGGTTATTATTACCGCGAATCCGGAAAACGCGGCACGATAACGATGGATTATAAGATTGAAATATCCGAGCATAATGCCGATTCCTGGAATACACTTGTCGATTCAACCTTCATTCTATACCCTGAACTAAGGCAGGATAATTTTATATCGGATCATACATACGATGGCGGCTCACCGGTCACGATTGAAAAAGGCAAGCGATATGATATCCGGATAACAAAAGACAGCGGCGATATAGATATTGACCGGGCAAAGAATGATTTAAAATTAATGTCTATAAGAGAGGTTGTTTCTATTGCATTCGAATATCCGAATCTGGCGATTCTCGGCCTTGAAGCACTCGCAACAGAGCAGATTTCCGGCTCTTTGAAAGTTTCCTGCATTCAGCAGGGACGGGTAATGAATGTTTATAACGGCTCGGAATGGATCATAGAATATTCGAATAATCCCGCCTGGGTAATCTGGGACATCCTTACCCAGCCGGTGATAAGAGGAAATCAGACCGGATGTTATCCGATATTACAATGTACCACACCACAGGAAGATCCCGGCCTTCCTCATACTATACCAATTTCAAATTTTGCAGAATTGCAGGCAATGGAAAATGATCTTACAGGCAATTACTATTTAACGGGAGATATTGACGCCTCCGGCGATGCTTTTGATAAGATTGGAACAAATGTCAATGATCAAAGATTTACAGGCACTTTTGACGGCTGCGGTTATACAATTTCAGGATTAAATATAAGCACTACAAAAAGCTATGTCGGGCTTTTTGGTTGCATTGCCGATGGTGCAAAGATAGCTAATGTCACTTTAGATGATTGTGAAATTTCAGGTGATAGCGTTACTGGTTCTTTAATTGGCATGATAAGATGCGCTTCTGGCGGTAGTATCCTTGTCCAGAATTGTCATAGCTCAGGGAGTGTCAGCAAGGACGAAACGGGGGGAAGTTATAACTACGGCGGTTTAATAGGGAAAGCCTATGCTGGAACGGCCGATTCTACAATACAGATTTACGATTGCAGTTCATCATGCACGGTAACGCAAACATCTACTTATCCGGGTAATCAAAACATAGGTGGTTTTGTCGGGAGTATAACTTC